GTTTCACCAAGCGTCTCACCAAGTGTAAGCCCTTCTGTTAGCCCTAGTGTTTCACCATCTGCTAGTGTCTCGCCTAGCGTTAGCCCTTCTGTCAGTCCATCAGTTAGTCCTTCTGTATCACCTTCTGTTAGCCCTTCGGCAAGCGTAAGTCCATCAGTCTCGCCAAGTGTATCTCCTTCAGCCAGTCCTAGCGTATCACCTTCGGTAAGTCCCAGCGTATCGCCGAGCGCTTCAGAAAGCCCATCAGAATCGCCGAGTATAAGTCCCTCTGTTAGCCCTTCGGAGAGCCCATCAGTAAGTCCCAGTGCCTCCGAAAGCCCCAGTGTATCACCTTCCGAAAGCCCCAGTCTATCCCCATCGGCGAGTATAAGCCCATCGGCTTCTCCCTCGGAATCTCCAAGTGTCTCTCCATCAGAATCGCCCAGTATTTCCCCGAGCGCATCGGAAAGTCCCTCGGTCTCGCCATCGGCTTCTCCATCAGTAAGTCCTAGTATAAGCCCGTCGGTCTCTCCAAGCGCAAGCGAATCACCCTCGGAATCGCCGTCAGAGAGCGCATCCCAGTCACCAAGTGCCTCGGAGAGCCCCAGTGAATCTCCTTCAGTAAGTCCCTCGATTTCACCAAGCGAGAGCCCCAGCGTTTCACCTTCCGCTAGTGAAAGCCCAAGTGAATCACCCTCAATCAGTGCCTCGCAATCGCCTAGTGCAAGCGAATCGCTTTCTGAATCACCAAGTATAAGCGCATCAGTCAGCCCCTCGGAAAGCCCTTCGGTCAGCCCGAGTGCCTCTGAAAGTCCAAGTGAATCGCCGTCATTAAGCCCATCAGTTTCGGCGTCGGAAAGCCCAAGCGTATCTCCGAGTGCAAGTGAAAGTCCAAGCGTAAGCCCAAGTGAGAGCCCTAGTTTATCGCCGAGTGCCTCTGAAAGTCCAAGTGTATCCCCTTCGGTATCTCCATCGATCTCCCCCTCAGAATCGCCATCTCTATCGCCAAGTGCTTCGGAGAGCCCGTCTGAAAGCCCCTCGATTAGCGCATCGCCCTCGCCCTCCGCTTCAGAGAGCCCAAGCGAATCGCCTAGTATCTCACCAAGTGTAAGCCCTAGTGAATCGCCCTCATTATCACCGAGTGCTTCTGAATCACCCTCGGTTTCACCATCAGAATCGCCGTCTGTTTCACCTTCAGCCAGCGAGAGCCCGAGTGTATCTCCTTCAGCCTCGCCGTCAATTTCTCCCTCAGAATCGCCCAGTCTGTCTCCATCAGCAAGTGAGAGCCCGAGCGTATCACCCTCACTTAGCCCCAGTATATCTCCTAGTGAATCAGCCAGCGCATCACCCTCAATCCCACTTACTCAACTTGATACCTATTGGGGGCATGATACCGGAGTGGTTGAGAATAATGTACGTGATTTCTCGGGCAACTGGACGGGCACCGGCACAATACTTGGTACCGGCGATGCAGAACGAATAGAGTTAACCTCTGGTGAGTATATGGAAAGTGAGGTGGTGTACTCGAATACTGTAACTGTAAAGATTTATCAAAACAAGTATGACCAGACTGGAGATGACGTAACACTAAAGTACAGACATGGTAATTCTGAATCGGCTTGCCTTGCGGCTTCTTGGAATGTTTATACGGTTCCTTTTAGCTCGCTCGGCTACGTCCAGATCAGAGTGGAGAGCACTCAGTAAGAAGTCGAAGAAGAAAAAGAAGCCCAAGAAGTTCAAGATGATTACTTACAGCACAAACAGAGGCACATACGGTACAAAATCGACCTCTACTACGACTTCTGTAACGCCAACCGGCACGATAGCGGCTGGCCAACTTTTGGTTGTAGGTGTTGTACTTGATAATGTTAGCAGCACACAGGGCGACACGACCAGCGTCACGGTATCTGATACCCAGGGTAATACTTATAACAGGATGTTCGAGCGTACTCGAACGGATGGTTCCGCCCAGGACGGCATTACTGTTGCTTCATTCTTCACGGTTGTCAGTACTCAGCTCACAACTTCAGATAGTGTAACCGCCACACACCCAAGCGTGGCTGCCAGAGCAATTGGCTTAGAGGAGTACTCATTTACTGGAACGGGTGTGGTACTGGCGGGTTCTAACGCAAATCATGGCACTGGCACTACCGGCTCTGTAACACTCGGCAGCCTTGCAGACCAGAATTACCAGTGGTGTGTTGTATTTGGGGTCGAGTGGAAAAATACCCTTTCCTATAACGGAGATGCGGATTATACGGTAAGAGCCCCGCTATCCTCCGGCACCGCTGGCGGCAATGATACCAACGTTACCGGTCACATCTGGGGTAGAGAGTGGTACCAGGGTACAACTGATACATTTACATTTGATACTCTGTCCTCATCTGCTGATTGGGCACTGGGTATTGCTGCCCTGGAAGAGACTGGCCCGTCTGCCAGTGAATCCCCTTCAGAATCTCCAAGCGTTTCCCCTAGCGCCTCACCTTCCGAATCGCCTAGTGAAAGTCCTAGCCAGAGCCCAAGTGCGTCTGAAAGTCCTTCTGAATCTCCGAGCGAATCCCCCTCGGTGTCACCATCAGCAAGCGAAAGTGCTTCGGAGAGCCCGTCTGAAAGCCCTAGCGAAAGTCCCAGTGTATCTCCTTCGCTATCTCCATCTTCTAGTGAATCGCCAAGTGTTTCTCCTAGTGAATCGCCATCGCAGTCCCCGAGTGCAAGCGAAAGTCCCAGCGTTAGCCCTTCTGCTAGTCCAAGCGAAAGCCCCTCAGTATCACCTTCAGTGTCTCCGAGTGCTAGCGAAAGTCCCTCTGAGAGCCCATCTACCAGTCCTAGCGAAAGTCCTAGCCCATCACCAAGTGCAGCAGCCGTTCCATGGCACGATCCAACAACACTGGGTATAAATGTTGGTTCAATTGAATCTGGTGCGCTTACTGATGTTTATACTGACAACAACACATTCCTTGTTCTCAACGAGACCACGGGTACCCCTGGATTTCAGTATACATTTATATTCGGTGAAGACGAAAATGTTCCAACTACTGCGCTTCACCTGCTTTTGTCCGGCTATTATGATGGCTCCCTTGGGCACACAATATTAGTTGAACAATACAACTACAATACTACAAACTGGACACAGATTGGTACGCTTGGGCAATCTGCAAGCGAGACTGTATACGAATGGATCTTGGTTGATGATAGCCAATATATACAAAATGGCCAGATGCAGGTCAGGTTCAGGCATACCTCGCCAGGAAACATCAACCACAATCTATACATGGATTGGTTCCATCTTGAATATCCTGGTAGCGAATCACCTAGTATATCTCCCTCAGCCTCGCCGTCGATCAGTCCCTCAACCAGTCCCAGTATCAGCCCTAGCGAATCAGCTTCTCAATCTCCTTCGGCTAGTGAATCACCCAGTGTATCTCCTAGTGAATCACCCTCTCAATCCCCAAGTGCCAGCGAGAGTGCTTCAGTAAGTCCCTCGGCCAGTCCGAGCGTAAGCCCTAGCGAATCACCCTCTCTATCTCCCTCAGCAAGTGAAAGCCCCTCTGTAAGTCCGTCGGCTAGCCCTAGTGAGAGCCCCAGCGAATCACCCTCTCAATCACCCAGCGCCTCGGAATCGCCCTCGGTCTCGCCCAGTGTATCGCCTAGTCCGTCACCTTCTGCGGTTGCGCCGGAGGTGGTGCAGGGTGTTGGTATTGCCACAGTTGGTGTATCTCCGTCGGCCTCTATATCCCCGTCGGAATCCCCGTCATTATCTCCATCCGCAAGCGAATCACCCTCTGAAAGTCCAAGTATTTCAGCGTCACCTTCGCCCAGCCTGAGCCCTAGTGCTTCAGAGAGCCCGAGCGAATCCCCCAGCCCCTCGCCGAGTATATCTCCCTCCGCCAGCGAGAGCCCGTCTGAATCTCCATCATTATCGCCTAGCATTTCTCCCAGCGTATCTCCAAGCCTGAGCCCGAGCGCATCGGAGAGCCCTTCAGAATCTCCTTCGGCGTCACCCAGTGTTTCCCCTAGTATCTCGCCAAGTCTTTCCCCATCGGCTTCTGAATCTCCGTCAGAATCACCCAGCATAAGCCCATCGCTATCTCCCTCCGCCAGTGAAAGCCCGTCGGAAAGTCCGTCATTATCCCCAAGTATATCACCCTCGGTATCTCCATCATTATCACCGAGCGCCTCGGAATCACCGTCTGAAAGTCCTAGTATATCTCCAAGTTTGAGCCCGAGTGCATCCGAAAGTCCATCAGAATCACCGAGTGTTTCGCCGTCGATATCGGCTTCACCCTCTCCAAGTCTATCACCCAGTGCGAGCGAATCTGCTAGCGAATCTCCCAGTGTTTCTCCCAGTCTATCGCCTAGTGCCAGCGAATCACCCAGTGAATCTCCTAGTATCTCGCCTAGTGTTTCACCCAGCGAAAGCCCATCACTCTCGCCATCAGCTTCCGAGAGCCCTTCAGAGAGCCCAAGTGTAAGCCCTAGTATATCTCCTAGCGAGAGCCCCTCTCTATCTCCGAGCGCAAGCGAAAGCCCAAGTGCCTCTCCGTCTATATCACCATCTGAGAGCCCAAGCCCCAGTGTCGGTCTTAGCCCAAGTCCTAGTATAAGTCCTAGTGAATCGGCTTCTCCGTCACCAAGTTTATCGCCCAGTGCCTCCGAATCTCCCTCAGAATCGCCCAGTATTTCGGCGTCTCTGTCCCCGTCGGCGTCCGAAAGCCCCAGCGAATCGCCATCGCTTTCACCTAGTATCTCCCCAAGTGAATCTCCAAGCTTGTCTCCGAGCGCTTCCGAATCTCCATCAGAATCGCCATCAATATCAGCAAGTCTTTCCCCAAGCGCCTCAGAGAGCCCGAGTGTATCACCCAGTATAAGTCCTAGCATATCCGCCAGTCCTTCGGCAAGCCTATCCCCAAGTGCTTCCGAATCACCCTCAGAGAGCCCCAGTGCTTCTCCGAGTGAATCAGCTTCCGAATCACCATCACCTTCCCCTAGTATCTCGGCTAGCCCTTCACCGAGTGAATCACCCTCGGAATCGCCGTCGATATCGGCAAGCGTCTCGCCAAGTGCAAGCGAGAGCCCAAGTGAATCACCAAGCGCCAGCCCGTCTATTAGCGCTTCTGTAAGTCCAAGTCTTTCACCCTCAGCGAGTGAGAGCCCATCGGTGAGCCCAAGTGCCTCGGCAAGTGCCAGTGCTTCACCCTCACCGTCAGAAAGCCCATCAGCAAGTCCTTCCGAATCGCCGTCGGTAAGTCCTTCGTTTTCGGCGTCGGAAAGTGCCTCGCCCAGCCCAAGTATATCGGCGTCAGCCTCGCCATCGCCGGCCGGGTGGATCGAGGTGGTACGTGAAGATGTAAATCTTTTACGCACTACACAGAGAGATGTTGAATTTATCCGTGTAATTCAACAAGACGTAGAAATAGTGCGTATATTAAGAATTGAGGTAGAATTATGACAGAAATACATAGAAAAGACTGGGGTACAAAATTGGAGATCCAGCTGAAGGATCAGGACGGTGTTGTTCCATTGGCCAGTGCCATAGAATTGAAAATTCGTTTGACGAACCCAGATGACGAACCAATGATAAGAAATCTGGCAATCATAACTCCTCCGGGTGCCGATGGATGGACAAGATATGTATTCCAAAAGCACGAACTCACGCCAGTTGGTACCTGGAGTGGGCAGGTTACAGCCTTGTTCCCAGATGGATATTGGCAATCGGATATTTTCACCTTCGAGGTCGGGGAAAACCTAATTGAGGTTGGTGGCTGGTACAGCGCTTCTGCGTCAGCTTCCCCATCTCCGTCCTAAAGGTTGACAAAAACCGGATTTTATGGTAACATTATACTTTAGGGAGGTATAGACTATGCCAGCAGAAAAACCATCGGATTACGGCTATCTAACAGCCGCTAAACGGTTAGAGATCAAGAAGAAATGGAAAGGCAGTCGCCCGAGAGTAAGCTTAGCAATGTTGCTCGACGAGATTGTCGCATGGGAATCTTATTTAAGGAGTTTGCCAAAGGTATAAAAAATGGCCTATTTTGATGCCGCAAAGATCGCAGAGATCAAGAAGAAATGGAAAAGCTCACGGCCAAAAGTCAGTATCGAATTGTTACTTGATGAAATGGCTGCGATGGAAGCTGAATTAATAGTACTGGCTGTGTCCAGTCCTAGCGCCAGCGCAAGCGCTTCTACTAGCTCATCGGCGTCTGCTTCGCAGTCGCCATCTAGCTCTGAATCTGCCTCACCGTCTGCTTCACAGTCGCCTAGTGCGTCTGAATCAGCCAGTGTATCAGCTTCACCTTCACCAAGCTAATAGGGCTTCTATTTCCTGGAATTCCGGTGCGCTAAAGGGCATCACGCCCTAACTAATGGGGGGCACTTGCCCCCCTCCAACCAAACTTAAGGAGAATTACTACCAATGTCAGAAGAAACGGTCGAAACCCCTGTAGAGCAGGTTGAGGTACCAAAGACTGATACCCCTCCCCAGCAGGCGCAGACACAACCTCCAGCCCCGCAGGAGGATTGGAAAAAGCGGTATGACGGTACGATACAAACGCTAGAAAAGCTCACGCTGAAGAACCGTGAACTTGAGGAAAAGCTTGCTCAAATGTCCTCCGAAAAGGAGCAACTCATGAGCCAACTTTCCATCAAGGATACGGAGAAGTCAGTGGCGGTCGGTGAGCGAGACAAAATTTTGGAACAAACCCTCAAAGATAAAGAAGGAATCGAGCGTGAATTGCACGAGCTCCGGGCTATGAAAGCCAAACTGGATCTGGTAAAGAAGCACGATGCTGGGCAGGTTATACCTATCCTTGATAGTATACCTTACTCGGAGGATCCAGAGGTTATGGAGAAAATCTTCACTGACTTTGTAAGCTGGGGAGATAATCTAGCCAAAAATCGGCAGGATCAAATCCTTGCCGGCTGGACGCCTCCGGTAGCCGCTGGCAGTGAAAAGCCCGCAGGCGGGCCTAACAGTGCAGCAGAATGGATGAAAAAGATCCAATCCCTGCCTGAGGGTCAAGAAAAGCAACAAGCGTGGGATGACTACTTTAAGTGGGGGTCACAATCTCAATAAATTAGAGGATTACGATGGCCGACACTTATGAAACCGGTGCGATTTGGGCACCGCAGGATAATACGACAGTCACTTCATACCCCTCTGCACTTCCAAAGTGGCAGCGGGATTACTATGAAGGTGTCTTGCTCGAAACACTGCGTGTCAAGTCAATCCTGGTGCCCTACAGCAAAGTCGTGGAAGATTTTGGGGCACTCAACACAAAGGTTATTCACTACTCAGAAGTGTATGATCTAGAACCAAACTGGAATGCTACCGCTGAGCAAACAATCTGGAAGAAAGGTATGTACCTGGATTCCCGGAGCATTTCGATCAATCTAAACTGGTACCACGATATCATCAAGTATTCTGATCACTTGGATGTCTTCACCTACCTGAACGGTGGTGATGCCCGTGGTATCGTGCGCAATAAATTGGGCGTGGCCATGACGGACATGCTTGATATTTTGGCGCTGAACGCTTATTTAACTCACCCGAATGTGCTGTACGGTGGCGATGCGACCACACGTGCGACCCTGGAAGCTGGTGATACGTTCGACCTGACACTGTGTGAGGAAATCCGAACGCAGATGGAAGAGGACGAGATCCCCGGCGTCGCTTCCGTGGACGATGGTGGTGGTGCTACAATCTTGTGCATTACAACCCCACGCAACATCAAAAACATTCGTACTGCTGCTTCTGGTGACTGGATCGACGTGAACAACTATCACGCAACTGGCCGCAAGTTCCGTTCTGAGGCTGGTATGTGGGCTGGTGTTCGCTTCGTTAAAACAAACCGGCTCTGGCTGCGCAATCGTGGCCCAATCACCGTCAATACTACACTCAATGGAGCAACCGAAGAAGGTGCTGGCTCTGCCGCAACCGTGGATTCAATCTACAAACCCGGACAGGATCATCATGATCGCTACATCGAACTGACCTCCATTGCGGGCTTCAATGTGGGTGACTATATCACCATTCATGCTGGCTCGACAACTGCTGTGGAAGACGGCGACGGCACTCAGGAAACTCGACGTATCGAGGCTATCGGTGTTGGCACTGGTGGTACCGCTAACTCGGTTTCTTTGAACAAGCCTCTTCTGAAGGCTCATGATAATGGCGCCAAAGTAGTGACTGGTCTTGACATTCATGGTTCTCTTTTCATGGGTGGCAAGGGTGTTGCTATGGGTATCGCAGAGAGACCAAACGTGATCGTTCCTCCGAAATTCGATGATGCGTTACTGATAAATCGTATCGGTTGGCGTGGCTTGCTGAAGTTCCAACTCTGGCAGCCCGAAGTCTTCAGGGTGTACCTGACAACTGGTGCCTAATGTCCACAACTTGGGCTCAGTTCCTAAAAGACTTACGAGAGGATCTACAGGATAGCGGGAGTTCCCCCCGCTGGACTTCTTATCTCTTGTGGTTATACACGAAGGATGCGATTAACGATTATTCTTTGTGGTTTCCACGCAGGATAGATAGCGTCGAGCTGGTTGCCTCTGGCACCGGTTATGCGCTCCCTGATGATTTCTCTACCGACATCTATGTGGAAAGCCCAAAGGACACCTTTTTGGAGCGAAGACTGCCCACTACGGGACGCAGGTTCCTGGCGCAGTCTTCACCCTATTTCTACTATCTGGACGGCGGCAAGTTGTATCTCAATAGTACTACTGTCACTGACGGCCCGTACTTGACATACTACGCCATCCATGACGTTCCGACGTCGGAGAAAACGACGCCTACTTTTACTTTCACCATCCCGGATAGCGACTTAGAGCTGATACGCTTGTATGTACGGGCACAGGTGCACACACAGATGCGTTCAAAGCAAGCAAGGTTGGATCGCTTTGAGCCCGGTTCGGGGAGAAGGGACGACAACCCTTTGCACCCGGAGGCCAACACCTTACTCGATGAATACTACAACAAAGTTTCCTTGCGTGTCGGAGGGGGTGCTGTCCGGCTTCACAGGACAGGGAGGATAGCGTGATTCATGACGCCATACTCGATGCGGTTGAAGCGCATCTTACTAATCGTCTTATCACGCTTGTCCCTGCATCCGATGAGGCCCGTGTTGGGATCGTAAAGCAGGGGGATTTACAGGGGGAACCCGATCCCGACACGGCCAGGATCTCGGTTACTTTGCATGAGAATGATCCAGACAGGTTCATTTCCGGTGCCGTAACAGGTATGAAAGATGACTGGTCGGATACAGTAGAGTGGGTAGAGATAGGGGGCTCAACAACTTATCGGAGAAAGTTCACGGTTAAGGCAAGATGCTTGCTGGAGCAAACGAAGGAGAACCTGAACGAGGCTAGATTGATTGCCTCAAAAGTTCGTACCAGAATAGAGCATGCCTTACCAATGATGTCTTTCGATGGTGTTGAGGTTACGGATCCCTATGCAGGCTATTCCGAGTTTGTGTCAAGAGGCATAATCTCAGAGGATCTTATGGGTGAAATGATCCAATCAGGTGGCCCACCGGATAGTTACGATTACTTCATAAAATTCAGATTCGATGTACTTACCACCCGAAATGGGTGAGGGAGGATAAACCATGGTTGCAAGTGAAGCCTCATTCTTGGGGCTCGCTAAACAAACCGCCAAGGGCACGATAAACTCCACAGATGGGGATTTCAAGTATCTCCTCTTCCGTAGGGGCGGCTTCGGCGTGAACAATATGTTCATTCCCCTTGGTGCGGAAGTTGGCGGCGGTGCCATGGAAAGAAATGTAGTCAAGGTAGGTGTTAGCACAGGTGGTGTATTGGAGTTTATTCCCAGGCCAGAAACGCTTGGGCATTTCTTCATGGGCGCAACCGGAAACTCCAGTATATCTGGCCCGGTTGATAGTGCATACACTCATGAGTTTACATTTGCCGCAGACCAGTTCTCGGCTCCATACTACACCGTTCGCTATGCTCCGGGCAATGTCTGGGGCGAAACATATCGTGATTCCCGCTTCAACCTCCTATCTTTGGAGTGGCGGGCTGCAAACTTTGTTACTGGTACTCTGGGCATGCTTGGCATCGTTCCTACAACGAATGTCAACATGGGAACCTGGGGTGCTTTAGCGAAGGTTGACAGTGGCCCTCAATTTCTCTCGCCATTAGGCGCAATCGAAATTCCGACCGGCTCTACTGCGTCAGTCCTTGCGGGTAGTTTTATCGCCCAAAATGTGATGCCGCTTGACCAGCAATTCATTGTTGGTGACTACTACCCAGAGGATCTCGATATCGTCTCTCGTTCGTTTGTTTTGAACTTGACGGTGAAGATTGAGGATAATACGTTGTACAACAAGATCAACTATGATCCGGCTGCGGGCGCTTCCTGGGCGGCAGATGTGTTCAAGGAATCGAACATTCTTCTGCGTTTTAGAAGTGACACAAATGTTGGTGCCGGTACCACGCCTTACGAATTCAAGATCGAGGCCAATGGTCAAACCCAAGCGTCAACCAATGCGAATATCTCCTGGACAGCTCAGCCCCTAGAGATTGTGGCGCAGCGCCAGATCATTATGCAACTCCAGGGCTTCTTCCTGGCTGATCCTCTGGCTGTACAGCCGATCAAACTAACCCTCGTCAATGCCAAGACGACGGCTTACTAGGAGGAGACATGGTATCCAGTGAGAGTTCTTTTCTTGGCTTCGGCCAGCAGAATGTAAAGGGAAACCCTGCCACCTTCGATAGCGTCTTTCAGTATCTTCTATTCCGGCGCAGTAATTTCGGGCCTCAGAATATCAGTATACCCCTAGGCGGCGAGGTTGGTGGTGGTGCAGTTGAGCGCAATGTCGTAAAAGTTGGTGTTACGGCTGGTGGAGCGATTGAATTCATTCCACGTCCAGACACTTTAGGGCACATGTTCTATGGTGTTACCGGCCAGTACACAGCTCCAGGAGATCCGCCTTACAACCTGCACACCTTTGATTTTGCTACCGATCACTTCTCATCGCCGTACTATACAGTACGCTACTCCCCAGGCGGGTTATGGGGAGAGCAATACGCAGATTGCCGCTTCAACTTCCTTTCCTTGGAATGGCAGGCGGCTAACTTCGTAACTGGTACGGTAGGCTTGCAAGGCATCACTCCTACTAAAGTCAGCACCTCTAACTGGGGTGCACTGGCTAAGGTGGATAGTGGGCCTCAGTTCCTTGCTCCCAAGGGCGCTATTGAGTTACCTACGGGTGTTTCAGCGAAGGTTCTCGCAGGTTCCTTTATTGCAACCGCCGCCATTCCTATGGATCAGCAGTTCACAGTTGGCAATTATTACCCGGCTGGTGTTGACATTACACAACGTGCTTTTGTCCTCAACCTGACGGTCAAGATTACCGATGAAGATCTGTATGAGAAAGCTCAGTATGATCCGGCACAGAGTGGCGCTTGGGCAGCCAACATATTCAAGGAGGCGGATTTCCTCTTGAACTTTAAGAGTGATAAAACCTTCGAGGATGATGGCGCAGTAACAAGAAACTACGAGTTTACCATAGCGGCAAACGGAAGTTCTGGCTCTGGCGCAAATGTGGCATGGACAGCACAGCCGCTTGAGCTGATCGCACAACGGCAAGTGGTAATGCAGTTACAGGGTACGTTCCTGGCCGATCCATCTGGCAATACGCCATTGACGATCACCTTGAGAACGGATTACCCGACCTATGCAACGGCTTTAGCTGGCTCATGGAGCCCAAGTGCTTCTGCTTCTGCTTCGGTGTCCCCGACGCCTTCGGCTTCGGTATCACCTTCGGCTTCGGAATCACCTTCCGAATCACCTAGCGGTAGCCCATCAGCTAGTGCTAGCCCATCCTAACTAGGCTAAGAGGAGGCCTGTAATGAATTTCGGTAAATATCAAGTTGTTGGAATGTTAGAGTACCACTTCGAGCTTGAGCCGGAGTGGTACTGGAACATCCGACCAGTGACCAGCGGTGACGATCTTGTCATGGCACAGTGGTACGTGAACAACTCAAACATCATCATGGTAGACGGTAAACCCAGAGAGCAACCGCCACTGTGGATGGAGGTCATGTACAAGGAAATCGCTTTACTATTCGGCGGTACCAATATCCCTAAAGAAGAAAAGAAAAAAGAACCTATCCTGAAAGAGGGTGCCAAAGAAGAGGACGTGATCGCTGTACTCAAGCAAATGCCTGAGACTATGGTAGAGGAGATTTGGAGGGCTCTTGGCGAAACAAACCCTTTCTGGGGGCCACGTACCTTCCAGCCTACGTCTACAAAAGAGAACCCGAAAGAACAAGAAGCTGGGGAGACGAACTAGCAGAGATTGAAGAGTACGTTATCGAGAGCTTCATAACCGGTAATGTAGATCGCTACCTGCAAGCCCTGGCTGTAATAGTTGCACAAAGTGAGCAACAACCCCTATACTCCGTTTTAGAGGAGCCCGTTCTCTATCGGTATTTGAAAGAGTACATTTTACGGGGAATAGAGAGCGCACAAAAAATTAAGCGGGCCTCCTCCGCCTTCTCTCCTACGGGAGGGATAGAGCCGGGATAGGGAAACTTATCCCGGCTTTAGTTTAGGGAGAAACATGGCTTATTTCCAAGATAAATATACTAGGGACAATCCACGCTGGGGGATGTATGGAGATCCTACCCAAATTGGTGAGGGCTTCAGTGGCGCAGTTCAGGATATAGCAGGCCAGTATATTCCCCTAAGCGGGCCGTTTCAGCAGTTACTACAGCGTGGTTTTGCCGCTCATGCCAGGGTACAGGCTGGCAATGTGCCAATTGAACAATACTACTCTGATCCTGCCAATGTAGAAGCATTACTTAAGCGGCCTGTAGATCTCCAGAAGTACGCTTTTGGTTTCCTGGGTGAGGTGAAACTCCCCTCTGGCCAGCCATTGCCTCAAGACTTATCAAAGGCAATAGTAGGCGGCCTTGAAATACCCCCATTCCTGCAAACAGCAATAAAAGAAGCTGGTATGTCCCAGGCCGATATTGAGACTGCCTCCAGGCTCAAGACTGTCGGACAAGTCCAGGATGCGCTTTTACGTGCGCAGATCCCTGGTATGTTATCTATGGCGAGGGGTGCAGAACAAAGGGCTCCGGCTGCCTCTGGTTTGGAGGACGTTACTACACAAGCGATGGGCATGATCCAGGCTATGTATAAGTACGATCCTGCCAAGGGCGCCGGAGGTTCTGCTTACATGCTCCGGTCGGGCTATATTCATACAAGACAGATTTATAAAGAGCAAATGCAAGCCGGATCTGTGGGGTATGCAGTCAGGGCTTTAGGTACCGACGCTCCAGACCTCAGTAATTTACCAAAGGATTTTGGGGCAGAGGCCAGTGGTTACGATCTAGGTATGGGCACACCCGTTCCTCACGAAATGGAGCGGGCTGGAGAAGTTGGCTACTACGGCGATATTGCAATAGGCAAGGGCGTTGTTCAACAGCAGCCATGGATAAAGAAATTAAATATCCCGTCTGCCGGTCTTCCTCTGGGGATACGCACAAGGGAGACAGGTGGCGCTTTTGCGTTCGGTAGCGGCCAGGGTGTTTCTCCGTTCGGTGAGCGTGGTCTACGTGAGGCAGTTTTACCCAAGGTAGAGGCTTACAAGCGGCCAATGGTGTCTATTGCGGATCCTGAAAAAATTGTAGGCTATGAACCAGCCACAAGAGTTACCTATCCAAAAGGCACTACCAATCTCCCGCAAGTTATTCTCCGGGAACAAGATATGCCCGGTGTCGAGCAATTCGTGCAACAGTACGAGGCCGGTGAATTCGAGGGTAATCTCCAGGCGCAAGCTTACTATAAAGCTTTACGCAATGTCTCTGGTAGTGGTGGCGGCCGTGAGCAAAGCTACCGATATGGTACAGACATTGTTACCAAAGGTACTCGCCCATTCAACCTTGGCCCTCAAGAGTTTGATGAAGCTATGTATGGGCAAGGCGAGTATAGCGAAGATTACCTGGAAGAGGCGTATGATCCTGGAAACTTGGGCGAGGGTGCCTACTGGACAAACTGGAAGGGTGAGAAAATTCTTCGCAGGGGTACAGCAGCCCGCAATCTAGGCCCAGGTATGCGTTACTCTCGGCTATCTGGCGAACAAGAAAGAGAATATTATACTCGTGTGGGCGAAAAGGTATCTCAGGCAAGGGGCTACCGTATAACTGGCCGTGAAGTGAGTGCTGGTGAAGTCTCCAGGTGGTATTCTGAGCCCGGTAGAGCCCCGTCACCGGTTGAAGATCCTAAATCTTATGGGTATGAGCAATACGAACAACGGGCGGCGCAAGATGTTCCGGCGTCGGATATCGAACTGGCTATGTACGAAGCCGAGAGAGAATTGGCTTACGAGGGCAATATTCCTGAATCATTTTCATCTCGTCTTGGCGAACGCTACTCAGCCCGTGGTATCAAAACATCACACGCTGATCTTGCGACACCTATGGAAAAGCGTGTTACCAGAAATGTTGGTAGGGTAATAGCCCAGGTTGAAGGTAGAGCCCCAGCTCCTCCGGCTCCTGAACCACCTATTCCAGAACCAACCGTACCCAGAATGTGGTCGTATAATGTCGCCAGAGCCGTACAATCGGCGGCGTCCGGCTCACTCACTTACAGTGCGAGCGGCAAATTCAAACCTTCTCAGCCGCAAATTGAACAGTACTCCCAATTGCTAGAAGAGCTGGGGCAGAAATACAGTTACGATGTAGAAAAAATTCCTTATATTCCTGGTATGGGCTATCGAGAGAGCGGGGTATTCCTGACCTCCAAGGCTACCTGGACACCTTCACCTCCGCCTTCAGATCGGCCAGCAATACAGCCGGCACGTGAAGAAATGTTACCAGGAACACAGAAGTATAAATCAGTATCTATGCAACCAAGGCGCACCCGTGATGAGTTTGAGTGGGACGAGGGTGGTGTTTTGGAAGCGCCAGCCCGTGGTGGTGGCTCAGGGCGCAGGGGTGTACTGAGGGGCGCTGAACTAAATCCGATAAATATTGCGGGCGGTACTTTTGCTACACTTGCACCTCCAGAAGGTTTTGAAGCGCCGTCTCATCAGGAGACATACGAGCGTCTTTACAGCAAGGGAGTACTTTTACCCCGTGGTGCTACAGGTGAGCAAATACAGCAGTGGGGGCAGGAAATCGAGGGGCGCTTGGCTGCTGGCGAGAACGTTTATTATCCTACTTTATCAGCCAGTGCCAAAAGAGGGGCTACCAGTCTTGGAAGATCTCCTTCGTACTTTGCAAATGAGCCTGGGGCTGAACAGATCCAGCAAACATTAAACCAGTTACAAGAGGGTACATTTGGACAAGAGGGTACATTTGGCTGGAGGGATCTACCTCCCGATCGGCCCGGCCCTATGCCTGCTGAGCTAGAAGACATTTACACTGGCACTCAAGGCCCAGCCGAAGCACCTCAGCCCTGGCCTCCTGAGCCCGCACGTCAGCAGAATGTACCTCTGTTACCTGCTGGGCGCATAGTGGAACCACAGGTTGCTGGGCGCAGTATCCCACAATACCCCGTACTAAGAATGGGTGCGGGTGGTGGTGGACAACTGCCCCCGACTGAGTTCCCTCATGGTGTGCCCGCAGAGGAACCTTTTGGGCCCGAAGGCCCAGGAGAGGGTTTTGAGGCAGGTGAATTTGGTGGCATGGCCCTACGGATGCCCCGTGGGTATGTACACCGTCCAGAATATAGGAGGATGACAAGCGCACTATCGGAGGGTCGAGGTGGTGTAGCCGCATTTCCTCCGGGCTGGGGTAAGACCGCTTTTATTTCATTTGCCCAGATTGCCAAAGGCCCAAGCCTCAATATTGTTGTTGCACCACAGACTACGCTGGCCTCACAGCTCGCAAAGGAACTAACAGCCACAGAAGGAACAAGAGCGTTCCATCTTCCCGGATGGCCAGGATTGGACAAGCCGGAATTGGTTGAGGAGTATACAGCCGCACACGAAGAGGCGATGGGTTACATTGAGGCTAATGTACAACCCGATTTTGACGAGCGTGGGAATATTAGTGGTTGGTCTTGGACTGGTGAAAAATCCGCTACCCTGGTTATGACACCCGAGAAGTTTGCAAACTTCCCAAAGACAAGACGTGGTGGACGGGTACAAGAGATTATGCGAACGTCTGGCGGTACGATTACGTTTGACGAATCTCAAGAAATGTATCAGGG